ACGTTGTGAAGATTTAATCCATGATACCGTGTGGAGTCAAAATGAGAAGGATGGTGATTGCGGTAACCGTACCAAAGCCTATTTAACTGCTCTATCGTTCTAGGTCGTCGTCTTACGATATCTCTGACCAGATCCTGCTTTACTTTTTTGGCATATTTAACTAATCTTGCGTGATTGACTCCCAGGGCTTCTACAATCAAATCTTCCTGTTTATTGACTATCTTTACCAGGTTAGCAATAGCTTTGGGTGTAAAAACCGATGCATCAATATGAATATGAATTCCGCACTGCTTGCTGATTTTAGCACCAGCACCCGTTCTTACCTGCCTTACTATTCTTTGAATCATTGGGATATCGTCATAGGTAAGTATGGGTGAAACAATCTCAGCTTGCATATTTTTAGGTGTATTACTTAAAGATGCATCTGCCATCACCTTCCACACTCTGCCATCATCTGCTACGATATGGTAGGGGTCAAAGCATGTTGGTGATCCTATATGTGTAATTCCACCACCCACAATTGTCTGAATGGCAGCAGCTACCTGTTTTCGGGTACGCTTTACCGTTTCAATCTCCACACCAAACTTTATGTCTCTTAAATCCATTATCACCTCCCATCTTTAACTTTAGCGATCACCTTACCTTTAACATCTTGTTCGTATATCGTCCAGTTATCCGTGTGACTTATAAACTCCATCGGTATTATCCCATCATTTATGTACTCACCAATCCGTGCTTCATAACCAGCCGCTACACAATTTTCATAACACTGTACTGCCTTATCTTTTGTCATCCAGTCAGATTTCCTGACAACAGGGAATCCATCTTTAGTTTTTTTCGACTTAAGTCTCCAGTGGAGTCTGTATCTTTTTTCTGGTTTCATCTCTTATTTCTCCTTCATCGATTTCTTTATCATTGTCCCTGCTTGAACCTGCGCTCGTGTTCATAAAGAAGCAAGTTAATTCTGTGTTAACTACTTTATTTACAACAGGTTATCACTATCACTGACAACTGAGATAGCGAAGAGATTTAAGAGAATATTTAACTCTATTGGTGGCGGATCGCCGGAAGGTTGCTTTTGTTATATTTGTTGCAATGATGCATCAATGGAAGCGGAAAGGGTTGGAGAAGGTCTTCCGAGAATATCGATAGCACGCAGTTTTATATAGATCATACTATTTGCGGGGATTAATGTTTGGGTGGCGATGCCTTCATATTTTAAGCGGTCGCTGGTTAAATCCGAGAAGGTTGTAGTATCAGAATAGACCTGAAAAGATTGGATGTTGTCTTCCACACTCTCTACAACTTCCCAGGAAACCAGCACGCTATTTAAATGAAGCTGCAGAGTATTTAAAATAATGTCAGATGATGAAAGCTCAGGGAAACTTTCACCTGAGATAATATCCTGACTTAATACGGTAGAGATATTACCATACCGGTCCACCGAAGCAACTTGAATACGATAAGAGACATTGGGTTGCAAATTGTGAAAGGTATATTCTGTGGGAATATTTCCTGTGGATAAATCACGCTGGGTTTTAGCTGTAGTTTTAAGCTCTAATCTTGGGATGAGTTCACCTGTTACAGGATCTTCCACCATTGGAATAAGCTCAATCAAATAACAGTCAACTGCTGAAGATGGAGATGGATTCCAGCTGCACATAATCCAGGTAAGATTACTTGATGGTTGTCCTGACGGTATCATTCAAAATGCCAGATTACTTAAATCTGATTCAAATCCTGTAGTCACAACTAAATCCGAAGGTGGATCCACAAAGTCTGGGTGGGATAGATTAAGTTCTATAAAATATCTTTTATCAATTGCATTGCTATTTAAAATTTCACCAAGCAAAATGGAATCTTCCTGGGGTTCATCGGAACTGTACAGGTTAATTTCATAACTATCCAGTTGTCTGGTATTATAAATCTCTCCTGTGATAAAATGACTCTTAGGATCTGTTTCAACAGATACAAATTTCAAAAACACAAAACCATCCTGGACTGTATCAGAGACAAGAGTGGGTTCTTGAACCACAACCCTTTCTCCACCCACATAGGCGATTCCCGGTTGGATATATATTCCATTAGTTTCAAGTGTTACCTGAAGTCCGGTTAGTACACCATCAGTAAAGAAATCCGAGACTCTTTCCCTGACAGCTTTTTCCTTCGCCTCCTGCTCAAACTCCAGATCCTCCAGTGACGGAATCATACCTGAGTAAAACTTCGTGCGCTCCATAGTTATTCCTTCTTGCTCTTCAGTTCAAAGGTGACGGGCTGAGAAGGTTCAGACCCATTCCCAGCCCGATCAACCGCTACCGTGTAGACCTTATAGATGCCGGGACTCAAGCTCAGAGTAATACTATGCTCACCTGTCCCTACTTCACTGTCTGTCCCTAGAAGTGTATCTGAGTCTGGAACAGGAGAACTCCCCAGCATCTGGTAATACAGCACTTTGACTGCATCTACCGCCATAATCCTGTGTCAGCTTAGCCCTATGATACACCACCGGAGATGGTCACACTGGTTCCCACAATCACCTGACCTTCTACCAGGTTACTGATAGTCGGTGCTGTTGGACTTGCAGTATCGATGGTAATGATAAGTTCTGTTCCCAGGGCACTCCAGCTACCGAACTTATCAAGCCACTTAGCTTTGAACTTGTGATCCCCATCTCCCAGCGCTGTAGCAGGGGTGAAAGTAGCGTCTATGGCATTGAGACTGGCAGCTGAGACCATATACTCTTTGTAAGCCAGAGCTACTTCATCATATTTCCACAGAGCCAGTTTGTCCACTGAATCAGGGGATGCAGCAGCGGCCCCAGTTGGAACGGGGAGAGCTACAGAGGTTTTCAGACGTGGAGTATTGTCACCCGTGTAATTGTCTGTGGAACTTTCCCCCGTATCGTCCAACAGATCCACCGCCGGTGCCACCGTTGACCCTGTAATAATATGCAGGGTTCTGAACCCTGACAGGTTCCCAGCCTTATCCTTTCCCTGGACTTTCACATCATGGGATCCGGCAATAAGACTTACATTAGCTTTTGACCATGCACCGTTCGACGGGGTGATTGTGTCGTCAATGAGACTCACTCCATCGTAAAGGTGCACCTTTCTTGTATCGTATGTAGTAGGCATTTTTTATTCCTCCTTTAAGTTGATTAATTATGCGTATGCTGATTGCACCACATTTCCTTCGATATTTACTGTTTCACCGATAAAGACCTGCCCTTCAGATATATTGGTGACTTCCACATCAAGCAAGTTAAAGACCAGATAGCCTTTTGTGTGGGCAGATTTTAACCGATTAATTTTCTCTATTATCTTCTCAGGATAGACGGTGTATTTCCCATTTTCCTGAATCCTGTTATAAATTTTTACCCAGAATAAAAATTCAGGTTTATCTAAATCCGTTTTAGAATAAATCCGTGTTTTACGGTTTGAAGAATATTCTTCTAATTTCTGATCTTCTTTTGAAAACAGAACTGAACGATTAAACATAGCCTGTTTAGATAAATCTGTTGCTTTAAACAGAATCCATTTCATTCCATCAGCCGATATCTCATAGATGTAATCTACTCTTATATCCTTCAATAGAAGTTCCAGATAGTATTTCATCCCTTCTTTCGTCCCTAAAAATGCTCTCATCTGTGGATCTATTAATAACTCATCAAGTCCTACATTGGGAAGGTTTTTATCTCTGGCGTGCTCTTCTAAAAACCCCTGATAATCTGTCTCATAGAAATCTGTTGTTGTATCTGTTGGAATGAAAAACTTTGAAAGTCGTGATTTCAGAATATCTGATTTCAACTGCCTTAAACTTTCGGCAATCGTCTTAAATATCCCACGAAGATTTGAATCATCTCTTTGAGATTTCTTCATAAATGAAGGCAGAAGCCAATATAAATAATCAAACATCACACCACTCCTAATGAAGTTTCTTTAGAGCTTTCAATAATCTCTGTATCCTGATAGCTTCTTCCTTTTACCGTTTGATTTATTAACACTGTATCAATCTGGATCATCTCATCAGGTGCTGCGTTAACCGTTTCTTCTGGATTTATTATTTCAACCGAATAAATCCCATCTACCTTCATCACATCTGAAACAATTCGGGAAAGCACCAAGTGCTCACCAATCAAAAGTTTAGAATTAAAACTCATAAGCATCTGGCGGATTCTCTCTTCCACATCGGAAAGTTCATAAGAACTGAATCTTTCTACAGTAATTTCAATATTCACAGGTTTCACTTTTGGACTTAACACATAAACCAGAGCTGTTAAGGGTTTTCTTAGCTCAACTGCTTCATAAACACTTTGTAACAATTCTGGAGTTGGAATACCGTTCTCAGCTGCAATTACAAGTCCAACACTGCCTGGACCAAAGGGGAAATCATCTAAAACTTCAACAGACTTAACACCAGTAACCGATAGCGCCCAGCTTCGGTATGCGTCAGCCGTCCCTCCCACTCCCAACTCATCCCAGCGGTAAATAGCTCGGGTGCGAAGGTCTTCATCAGTCTCCGTGTTTGTGCCAATTGCCGCTTGCCAGCTCCTCACCCCCGCCCCGAGATTTACTGATTTATTAATCACTCCATCAATACCTGGGATGTGTGTGGTTATCTTTGTGATGGTCTCTTTACCTACATTATAATCTGTCCCTTCTTCCACAGCTTCAATAAGAGTAAAACAATCCGTTTCACCATCGGTTAATATCACTTCTTCAATTGTTTTAAATCTGTATTCATTTCCTTCACTGTCTTTTACTGTTTTTACAATAGTACCGGCTGGAATCGTGATGTTCTCATCCTTTGGACTGTTTCTATAAAATGTGATGTACCCTGAAGCTTTCTGTCCCTCTTTACGCTCAAGACCTAACTCACGAACTTTCAAGTCCAACCATTTCCCTTCAGCTGTCTGGATAAAGCCTGCTCGAGTTACCGTATAAGTTAGTTGATAAAGGTCTGAAAATACTTTGGCAATAGCCTCCAGGATGGTGCGGATAACAGAACCTGGATTTAAATTGGTGATGGAGGTACTGTCCACCACACCCTGAATCAGATCATCCCGAACTTCTGTGTAAGTTTTTATCATTTCATTGCCACAGAGTTCACAGAGAATACATCTAAAAAGTTTTTGTATTTTTGTGCATTTTGTGGCTATCTCTACAATTCATCAATGGTAATTCCCCAGAGAAGTGTTAACGGATGAATCTTTTCAAGGGGCATAAATGAAATGTTTACTAAAATTTCTTCTGGAGTGTATTTCAAAATATCTACCTGAATGGTTTTTGAATTAATTCGTTTATCCTGTTCTAAAGCAGTATTAACAGAACGCTTGATTAAAGCACGATTGAGTTCTGTATCAGGCTGACCTAAATATTGAAATAACAGCGAACCATAATCCTCATGACCGAACAGATCCCCGTAAGAAGATTCCAGACGGTGACGAACATCCTGAAGTAAACAATCATCACCTTTAATGACGTCCAGGTCACCTGAGGAACTCAGCTTAAGATCGCCAGATTCATCGATTTTTAGATCATTTCCTAAAAATGGCATAATTCTAACTGCCTACATTAGCCCACATTCGACTTTTCTTTACTCTTTGGTATGATAAGGCGACGGAATAAATCCTTAATTCCAGCTAAAAGTCCCAATAAAACAATCAGCCCAATAGCTGAAAAGATTAAGCCCAACCCTAAAAGAAAGAAGTTTGCCACCCAGTTTGCTATTTCAATCACGCATTACCTTTTTATCTCTTTCAGTGCTGGAATCAATACTCCCACCACATCAAAAACTTCATTGGTGATGGCTCGCATTTCTTTCACTGTGATTTTACCATCCTTCTTTGCTGCCAGATATTTGACATACACTTCCTTTGTCTCCTTGACAATAGTTCGGTATTTAAAGGCAACCTGACCAACTGTTATGAGATATTTCCACATATTCTTATCCTTTCTTTATTTTCAATTTTGTGCATTCTGTGCCTTTTGTGGCTATGAGATCGTTGCAATGACCGGTGCTGTCTGAACCTGTGCTGAAGGCGATCCTGCTGTTGTGATTCCAGCTACCGTAATCGTCATTGATCTTAAGTAATCATCAATAGCTGTAGCAATCGCATCAGCTGTCTCATCCACCGTTTTCTCTTCTGATGTTTCAAGTGCAGTCTTAATTGCTGATTCCAAACTTGATTTATTTAACGGCATGGTAAATCATCCTCCCATTTTCATCTGGTATAGCTTTTAATTTTTCCCGTCTGTTTCTCCTAAAGGATATATGAATCCATTCAGATTTTCCTCGCTTTTCATATACACATTGATCAAAGGGAATGCTGTGGTGGATGATGTAATCGAACACTGTGCCGACAGTAGTATCCTTAACCACAAAATCCGCAGCTTCACCCCTCATATGCTGTGAATATTTCGATCCACCGATTGTCCTATTTAATTTCTTTGAGCGATACCCGCTGGTAATATATACGGATTTATTAAAATGTTGTCTGATAGGTTCTAGAACACTTTTACAAAGGGAAGTGAGATTTTTAATCTCGTCCACAGAGGGTGTATTATAAATCCCTTTTTCTTTAGCAGTCTTAGAGTATGTGAACTCTTCTAAATGAAAATGTGGACTTATGCGCATTTGACTACCTCTGATAGTTCTGTTCCTGTTAAAGCCTGAATGGGTGGTGTGGATGGACCCACACCTGTTCCATGCGTGTGAGCGTTAAATAAACTCTGAAATATGTTGCCCTTAATAACTTGCTCTGATGCAGATTCCCCCAGAAAGATTTCAGATGAGTTCACAGTGGCTTTAGGACTAGTCACAATTACCTCCGCATCACTTTCCACCGTGACCGTCCCATCATCATCTAAAAAGATTCTAGATGTTTCACTCTCAATTAAGAACTGGTTCTCAAAGCCAGATTCAGATATAAACCCCTGAATGAAAGGTTTTGTTGGATCTCCATTTAAAAAGCCCACAATCGCGATGCTGTCCACCTGGGGTAGGGCCAAAAGTCTTGTGGTGGGTGTTGCCCAGACAGTTAAAATCTCTACAGCAGGGATAACAGGATGTGTTTCATCTTCCGGCTGCACATCACAGGTATACGTATCCGGCTGAACAGCCACCACTTTTCCTCTGATGGGTTGTTTCACATATGATGTGATGTCTGGCTTTATGCGTTCGATAATTTTCTTTAGATATGCTTCAATCATATTCCTGACACCCCTAACACAGTCCTTCCACCAGTCTCCCATCTGTACGAAGCAGATTCTACCAGAAAATCAGATTCATTTATTGTAACCACATCACCAATAAACACTGGCACTATAAGTGTGGTTAAGCATCTTCCTTCCACCCATTCGATAATGTTATCACCGGTAGTAAACTCCATCACTGGTGAAATAGATGTATCCAGTGCCTTCCAGATAAAAGACTTTCCACGTGTATAAAATATCTGTGGAACAGCTGTATGGTCTGAAATATCCTTGGTAACCTTCTGCAATACAGAAAATGCAGATTCATTAAAGATCGGGAAAACCTTGTATGTAAAATCTGACTGTTCTATCTCAAGTGTGAGACCGGAATCTATCAGTATTGATGAGAGAATATTTGAAGCTGTCTCTTCGATAAATGTCTGAGATATAAAACTGGAATTAAACCCCACAGAATAGTCCAGAGCTTTAATTAATACGTCTTCCCTGTCTGTGTGAATATTTGTAATCACGCCTTCAAACAAATCATCATAATTTTCATCATAACCCCATTGAATAATGATGGTCTGGCCAGCAGATAGTGATGGTGCAATAACATTTTCTATGTCCCTGAATAATAATATTACTGAATCAATCCCTCCATAGAGCCCGCTTGAATATTCAAACCGCATCACCACAGAACTTATATCCTGATTATTTGCTGTTACTTTTATATTCGGATACTGCATATTTATTAGCCGCCAAGATCGCTAAGAAACACGAAGGAAAATTCTCTGTGTCCTTTTTGCCATTTTATTATTCTGTGTGTTTTGTGCATTTTTGCTTGCCCTGTGGAATGCAAAGTATATTCCATCAGGGCGGTTATCCATCTACATCTTCACCCGGGGTTTCACCTTCATATTCTCCACCCATAGCATCAGATTTACCTGCTTCATACTGATCTGCTAAATAATCATTCTCCGGTTCTCCTAAAGCTTCTGACAGATATTCATCACCTTGAATCGCTTCCTCCCCCTTGACCTCAGCCTCTGCCTTAGCTTCTATCTCCTGAGCCTGTGATTGCAGCTGCACTTCAATCGATTCATACTCTGTAAGTGTCATAACAACTGTCACAAGGTCCATCTGGCTGTCAGCTACTTCCATCGCTTTAATAAGCACCTGACTTATCCCGCAGACATTTGTGAGAGTTGAAGTAATATCCACCGCTTCCGGCTTTGTATCCTTCGGTCCTCTGAAAAGATTTTGAATCGTCTGAAATCTCTCCGGTGCATTTTCTATTATCCTGCCATTTTCATAGATAGCGGGAATCTCAAGCGTGAGAGTGATTTGAGCATCCTCATACCCGATAGGCTGTTTAACCTTTCCACTTCTTCCTGGAATCTCTATCTCATCAATCTTCATGGACTGTTTGATTTTCATTGCCTTAGGTGGCACAGGTAAAATGATCCCGCCTAAAGAGACATCCATGTACGCGTTGTTACTTTTTACAGGTTTAATTTCACTGATAAAGGTCATGGGATGGTGACCTCTAAAGATTCAGATTTACCTGCCAGATCCTCAAAGACTTCCAAAAGTTTAGACTTAAAATCTTCGGGGTTTCCACCATCAATTGAGATATGAATAGTATTATCTTTTACAGCTCTATCTACATAAACTGTTTTAGATTGCTGCTGGTTATAAGCTGTGTTATTTATGACAGATTGAGTGAGATTTGAGTGTGTGGTAAACGGATTTTGACTCGCAGGAATCACCGCTTCACCTTTATGAATAACCGCCAGCATATCCTGCGGGACTTCCATAATACCTATTGAAAGTTTCGGTATCTCGGGTATAGCTGGAATCCCGACCTTTATTGTCACGCTGTTGACACTATCAATGAGAGAGTTAGCCTTTTCAATCACGGAGTTAATTGAAGAAGTGAACATCGATTTTATTCCACTTAATACGCCTGTGATTGTTTTCCCAATGCCACCAAAGATGGTTAGTGCTGTGATTTTAATGCTATTAAATGCAGTGGGGATAAATTCAACGATGGATGTGATTCCAGAAATAATTCCATCGATAAAAGAAGTAAAAACACCTGTAACAGATAGCCACACACCAGAGATGGTATTGCCAACAGATTTAAAGCTGGATAAAAGCCACTTGAAAAACGGTGAAAAAAGAGATGTGAAGAAACTATCCGTACGAGAAAATACTTCTTTTACCTCCTCCCACCCTTTCTGAAACGGTTTAGAGATAATACTTACAACTTTCCCGAATACAGAAGTCAGAGTTGTAATAATGGTATCACCAAAGCCTTTGATATTAAATACTTTGCCTATGAGGTTAAATGCCAGACGAAATGGAGTGGTTAAAATCTTGATAATAGATGAACCAATTTTCTTTAAGGCATATATGATTCCGATATTGCCTTGAAATATGGATTGAATCATATCCCAACCTTCAATAAAAGGAGAGGTTATCGTTGTAAAAACTATTTTAAATGCACCACTAAACAGAGATGAAAAGAATGATTTTACTCTACTGAAAAGTGATGTGATAAAATTCCAGCCTGTTTTAAAGGGTTTGGTTAAAATGGTAAACACTTTTCCAAACACAGAAGTGAGTCTTGAGATGATAGTATCACCCCAATTTGAGATGTTGAATAGCTTTCCAATGAGATTAAATGCCAGACGAAATGGAGTGGTTAAAATCTTGATAATAGATGAACCAATTTTCTTTAAGGCATATATGATTCCGATATCCCCTTGAAATATGGATTGAATCGTATCCCAACCTTCAATAAAAGGAGAGGTTATTGTTGTAAAAACTATTTTAAATGCACCTGTAAATAGAGTTGAAAAGAATGATTTAACACCGCTGAATATGGATGTAATAAATCTCCATCCTTCTCTAAATGGTTTGTAAAGTATCCCAATTACTTTCCCAAAAACAGATGTGATTTTTGAGATAATACTGTCTCCCCAAGAGGAAATAGTAAATATCTTGCCAATGAGATTAAACGCTAACCTGAAGGGAGTCGTAAGAACAGAGGTTACGACTTTCATTAGTTTTTTTATTCCATCTACAAGTCCAATATCCTGAGAAAACACAGTTTTAATTATATTCCAGGCTGTGATAAATGGAGAAGCCAGAGTAGAAACAATAACTTTGCCTAATCCCACTAAACCACCTGCCACCCACTTTACCATCCCATAGAAAAACGAGAACACGTTTTTCACAAGTGACCAGATACCAAATAGAGCAGATTTCACAATCGTAAGTGCTCCCACAAAGGTTATCTTAAATGCTGTCCAGATAAACCCCAGAACGCCTTTAAAAACATTTCCAAAACCTTTAAAGATTCCAATAATCCCATCAAACACCCCTTTGACCATATTCTTCACAGCGGTAAGTGCTCCAGAGAAATCTCCTTTCAAGATATTTCCAATGATCCGAAAGATCCCAGAAAACAGAGATAAAAAGACTTTCAGAATTCCTGCAATCACCTGGAATGCTCCGGTAAATCCTACACGAAGAAATGAGAAAAGTGGCAGGATATACGGTTTTACTCTCGTGAACACTTTTTTAAATATCCCCACAATAAAACCTACCGCATACGCCACTACACCCGCAAATGCCATAATGGGAGATTTCATGCCGGTAAAGGATTTATTCCAATTTGCATACCACTCTGTGATTGAAGATTTAAGATTTATAATTGAAGATTGGATCAGGTTAGATACGATCTTGAAAATGCTCCCGATCCAGTTGAAAAATGGCTTTATCGCCGTCCATGCTGCATTTACCGTATCCTTTAACCCTAAGAAATTATGCTGCCATGCTTTGTAAAGTGCAATCACGCCTAAGACAATTGCTCCAATTGGCCACAGGATAGACCAGAGGGTTCCAGATAAAACTCCCAGTGCTGTAGATAAGGTCATAGAAGATACACTCGTTCCGGTCATGGTGGCTGCCATACTTATAAGTGATGTGGTAAGTCCTGACGTTAAAGTCATCATTAAACCAATCATTGACGTTGTAAGAAACAGACCACCACTTAAGATTGCCAGAACACCTGTAAGAGCTGATGTGATCAGTACTACTTTTGCTAAAACTGGATGTGCTTTTAAAAAGCCTAAGAATTTCTCCGAAAGCATTGTAACAATTTTCATGGTGGCTGTAGCAATCGGCATTAAATGCTGACCGATCTCCATTGTAACTCCACTTATGGCTGACTTCATTAAAAGCCACATTCCCTTGGGAGTTCTTCTCACCGCTTCAGCAAATCCCGATGTAGAGATAGCACACTCATTTATAGCTTTATTTATTTTCTGAAATTCTTCCACAGGTGCTTTCAGTAAGGGTGCTAATCCTTTCAAACCAATAGTACCCACCAAATCTTTCATTATAACCGCTTTTTGTTCTTCAGAAAAACTCTTCATAGCTTTTTTCATGTCAAAGATCACATCAATGAAGTTTTTCTGTTTACCTGTGGCTTCATCATAGACCTTGAATGTTTTTGAGCCAAAGAGTTTATTGATCTTATCCTGCTGGGTATAAATTTTCGTCATGGCAGTTGAAAGCCGCCTTGCACCAATACTTGAACCCTGCTGCCTGTTTGCCAGTATCCCAAGAAGTGTAAGTTGTGTTGCGATAGATTGATTAAAGGCAGGTACTGAGGTATTTGCCATCTTTAAAGCTTCCGTCAGACCTTCTAAAGAAAATCCTGTTTTAGAAAGCACGGTAGAAAACATGTCCGATACTTTCTGTGCATCAGAAAGTGGCTGATTAAATGACCGAAGTGTTCCAATGAGCATCTGTGCAGATTCACTCATCTCAATCTGGTGAGCTGATGCAAAGCTCAACACTTCCCCAAATGCACCTGCTTTATTCCCCACCACTTCCATCCCGAATCCAAGACGAACCAGCTCTTCCTGACCCATGGCAATCTGCTGAGCGGTAAAAAGCGTTTTTGCACCAAGCTCCATAGCTACATCACCCAGGATTTTCATCTCACCTGCACCTACACCGGCAAGTTTTCCAGTCCTGACTAACTGTGTGTTAAACTTGGATGCCTGCACAACGGGACCGATAAATGCAGTTGAAATCCCAACACCCACACCCATCAGTTTTAAGCCTGCAGAGCGAAGATCAGTTAAAGCAGATTTCATCTTTTGAACTTCACTTACAGCACCCCCCATAGAAGATTTCAAATTGGAAGAACCCATGAGTTTGATGTTTATGGCTTGGGTGAATCCTTGACCGA